ATCAAAGTGCCGAAAGGGGCGTTGCCGCGTGATCGAAAAAGGAAAACCAAAAAGTAAGAGGTAAGAAAAATGGCTGAACCTAATTCCGCTCTTAATTTTGAGGCGTTGCTCACGGAAATGGCCGAGCTTGTTGGTGTAGCCGACTACAATAGTACCAGCGGTATTGCGATACACCCTAACGACAAAGGCGACATAAATAAGCTAAAGAGAATTGCGAATAACGGCATCCGAAGGTTTATCAGCGATGCACCGCAGTTGGGTTGGAACTGGATGAAGCGTATTATGTCGATTACTCTGAGGATAAGTGCTAGTGGTACCGCAGATGGTAATCTGGCCGCGACCACATTCTCAGATGCAACTCTCGCAGGTACCTATGATAATGATTACTACAACGGACTCATTATTGAGATCGTTGGCGGAGTTGGTATTGGTGAAACCGCCCTCATTACGGACTATGTTGGAGCGACGGGTCTATTTACTTTTTCTGCTGGATTATCCGGGGGGAGCACACCTACCGCTACAACGGAGTTTGCTATTGGTCATCGTTATGCGTTAGATCAATCCTTCGGTGGTCAGGTGGAAGGTAAGCCGACATATCTTCGAAGTTCTGGTGTAGGTCCGATTGAGTGGGTGAATGAACTACCAATACGTCAATGGCGTGAAGATGGTTCACATGGTGGGACTCCACATCAAATGGCTGTACGACCTTATGGTACTCGTCGATATGAGTTGCTTGTTTATCCTGATCCGGGTGCGGTTGAGATTATACAATTTCCATATACCTATTATTTTGGTAAGCTGGATATTTTAACAGGTGCAGCTACTACCACTGGTGATGCAACTACATTAACTGATACTAATCGTACCGAACCCGATGATTATTTTAATACTGACTGGATTGTCGAAGTGGTAAGTGGGACCGGTAAAGGCAGTTATGGGGTTGTGACTGGTTTCATCAAATCGACTGGTGTGATTACTGTTGATGCATGGTTGGATATTGATGGAACGAGTACGGGTACAAACCCCGGGAGTGGTGCCGAATATCGGTTGCTTCCGGTGAATAACTTACAACCTGCTGGATTCGCCTTCGATAATGTGATCCGGTTGGCGTGTATGGCTGCGGTGGAAGCAGAGTTGGACGATGTTCAGACTATTTGGGAAAATAAATATACGCAGGCATTAGGTAATGCGTTGAAGATCGATGCTCGATTAGCTCCTAAGACCGTAGGTAATTTTGGGGGACGAAACAAAATATATGGTTATGATCTAGTACGAAGACGGTATTACGATTTAGGTCGTAGTAATTTAATGGATACAAATTAATTTTATTAACTTAGACTCGAACGGAAATCGAGCCGTATATCCATGGATGGGAGAAAGGACATTAACATGTCAAGAACAAGATACACAAAAGCGTTCGATATGCATAATATGGTTCCCGGACCTGCGGCCTCGGCTGTAGTTCAGGTTATATACAAGACCGAAGAGGGTATTCTGATATGTTACGGTTTGTCGGCAATCTCAGTTCTCCAAGGAGAGGCCGCTAATACATACGCTCCCGGGTGTATTTTTATTAGGTCACTCGCGGCAGGTACTTCAGTTGCGTATATTAATGTTGGTGCATCAGATGCGGTGGCAAACTTCGAAGTTATAGCATCTTCGTAAGGGGGTGACATGGCGAATTTTATTTTAAAGTTCCCTGTTAGAGGAATAAATAAAAGTCGTTTACCGGACGAACAACCGGAAGCAACCTCTCCGGGTTTGAATAATATGCGGGCGTTTGATATAGCAGACGACCGTGTTCGGGGAGGTCAGCGTCCGGGAATGGCGAAGAGGTATTCCGAGGTAGTGTCACAGTATGTTGTTGGTGGTCCGATTGTTGCGATGTGTGAAGTCTCAGTAGTGGAGTTGTAAATATGGCTGAAAATTTATTCGAAAGTTATGAAAATAGTAACACGGATGTTACTGTACTTCCGGGGGCTCTTAAAAAAGCCCAATCTTTTACTCCGCAAATTACCCATACTCTCACAAAAGTTTCTTTGAAGCTGAAGCGAAATACGGACGGTTCCGATTACACCTATTCTGTTAAGATTCAAGCAATGACTATTGGTCCCGCCATTGGCCCTACTGGTGTGGACTTAACATCGGAAACAGTGGATTGGAGTTCAGTCCCCACTACCGCTGGTGGGACTTGGGTAGATGTTACTTTTACTACGCCAATAGTTCTTACTGCGGGGGTGGAGTATGCTATTATTCCTTTAGGGTTCTAATGGAGCGGAATGGTACACGAACGATGATGGAGCTAATTGGGCTTCGGATGGGAATAATAAGGATTTTGCATTTAGGGAGTATGGTCTTTGGGATGTTTCAGGTGTTGTGCCCGATACTGATCGGACTTATATTAAGTCATTAGTAGCAGTCGGTAGCGACACCTTATTTTATGAAAGTTCTAGTGCCTTGACAGAACTGGTAGCAGTTCGTACAGAAGGACTTATCGATTGCTCTAATCTTCTTCAGATTTGTGAGGCGTATCAGAAAGTGTTTATTGCTAATGAGGGTATACTTCGAGTCGCAGATTTTGGGAACGTGAAAATTGTTGCAGCCAATATAGTCAGCGGGGGAGTTTATCCACGCAAAGGGGCTCTTTTGACTAGCGGCACATCTTCAATGGTTGTTGATTATATTACCTCGACTACCGGAGGGAGCACTATATATGGACAAAATATAACAGGAATTGCTTTCTCGGCTTCGGACGCAGTGACGGGCACGAACTTAGATGGCACCTCCGTAGGTTTTACGATGACCGGTGTTAATGAAGTCGCCGGGCCACATTGGTATACTTGGGCAGTGTACGGGGCATTGGCAGCTACTTACGGAACGATGCCGGGGTTTGCATCTTTGATATGTAACTACCGGGGCCGTATTGTAATATCAGGAAATAAACAATACCCGTTTCAATGGTATATGGCGAGACAAAGCCACCCATTTGATTTTAACTATACTTCTAATGACGCACAAACCGCTGTAGCTGGAAGTAACGCAGATGCAGGAGAACTTGGAGATATAATTACTGCACTCATACCTTATAAAGATGATTACCTTGTGTTCGGTTGTGGCGGTCAAATCTGGTATATGGCCGGTGATCCCGCGGCGGGAGGTTCATTGAATGAACTGGATCTTACGACGGGTATCTATGGCCCACAATCATGGTGTTTCGATAACGCGGGGAATTTATATTTCTGGGGTACAAACGGAGTCTACCGAACGACGATCCCCGGAGTACCGGAAAATATATCCCGGGTATACCTCCCGAATTTAGTTAAGGATGAGGCCATTGATTCCTCGACCCATCGTATTACTATGGCATACGACTCTCGACGGGGTGGGATATTAATCGCCATTACAAAATTCTCGGATAACACGCACTCTAACTATTTCTTCGATCTGGCTACTAATGGATTTTTTCCGGAATCTTCCGCTACTACAGATTGTGCAATTTACTCGCAATTATTCTATAAAGGTGATGCCCCGGATTATCGACGTTTGCTCTTCGGATGTGCAGACGGATATGTTCGATACCATGACGAGGACACTAAATCAGATGTGGACGCAGATGATGTCGCAACGGCGATTGATGCCTATTGTACATGGGGACCATTAAAACTTGCACAAGATGAGGATTTCTATGGAGTCCTCTCGGCTCTTGAAATAATTACTGCCGGTGGAGCATCCGGTGGGAGTCAGTCAGATTCAAATAATGTAAGCTATAATATATTTGTTGCCGATACTGCTGAAGAAATTTTAGAGAAGTTATCGGCAAATACGGATTATCGTGTGACTGGTACAGTTACCGCTCCCGGTCGTCCAAAAGGATCTAGGATACGAAAACGATTTAGGGGTATGTATCTAGGATTGAGGTTATGGAACTCTACAGCGGCTGAAGCATGGAGCGTGAACAAAATAATTGGAACTATAAAGGCCGGGGGTAAATTCCGATGATGTTAGCGACATTACAAACAAAGTATTGTCCCGGCTGTGAAAAAGGTAATATTCGTTTCGTAACATGTAAAGAGAACAATAATAACAGGAGAAGATAATGGCAAATATAACTGGTGATATAGATCTTGGAAGTTGGCTGAATAAGATGTACAGCGATTACCAAGGCCAATCGGCAAAAAAAGATACAATGTTCGGACAAGGCATTAACGCCCTACAGAGTTACGCTGATATATTTAAACCCGGTGGAGAGTATGGGGCCGGGATAGAGGCGATGATAGCTCGTGGAGAAAAGAAATCTGTCGCTAGTGGTATGCAGAATCTTGTTAGTGCCGGTCTCTCGAATACTACTATGCCGATGCACCTACAACAGACCTATGAAGAAGAAGTTGGTATGCCAACACGATTAGCCTCCCGAGATAGGGGCATGGAAATGTATGGCTCCGCACTTGGTAATCTAGGTCAGGCATATACCAGTTATGATCCAGTTAGTCCATCGGGTTATGGTATCTCTAGTATGGCTACCGGTGGATTTGGGACGATGATGCAGGGGCGGATAGCTGATATACAGACACAACAGCAGATGCGGGAGAGCCGAGCAAGAAATCAAGCGATGCTACCATCACAACAAATGTTTGGTGGCGGTGCTGGTAGTAGCGGTGGCGGTGGTGGTGGTAGCGGTGGTGGCGGTGGGGGTACTTCCTCCGGATCTATTCAACATACTGGTGGAGGGTTTTCGAATCCTTACGGCGGTGGTGGGGGTGGTTATGGTGGTAGTTCCGAACCAGCCGAAATGTGGGGACTCTACGGTGCCGAGCATTTGCGGGGCGGTCTTGGGACTTATAGTCAAGAAATTCCCGAAGGTTGGACAAGGGAAACCGGTGGTAGGGATAATTGGGTGATAATCAAGGATGCACAAGGTAACATTAAGTTTGAGGGTGATCCAGCGGGATTTGATCCGAGTAAGCTGTAAAAGAGGTGTACTATGGGACGTGGGAGAGTTACTCCGCCAATTAAAGATAATGATTGGACCAGTGTACGACAGGCGATTAATCGCCTAAGTGCTCTTATACTTGGCTCAGAGTCCACACCTACTTACGAAGGGTTGACTCTATCTGGGTTAACACAAGGTTCAGTTATATTTGCTGGGGCAAGTGGTGTACTCTCACAAGATAATTCTAATTTATTTTGGGATGACACAAATAATAGATTGGGGATTGGGGTAAATACTCCAGTATACAAATTAGATGTTGTTAGTGGAACAGATAATATAGTAGCAAATTTTGAATCGACAGATGCTGAGGCTCTCATTACTTTCCATGATGATACTACAATAACAAACAGAACTGCAATAGGAGCAATTGGAACAAGAATGGGTATTTTTGCAGGTGGTTCTGAAAGAATAAGTATATTGACTGGAGGGAATGTAGGAATCAGCGAAGTCTCTCCCGAAACCCTGCTCGAAATGACATCCATCGTCCCGTATCAAACCCTGCACAACTCCACAGAAGAAAACACCGACGGTGGCAGAGAGTCCCGTATCAATTTCAAAGGCGAGCGGCTCGATGCTACAGAGCATACCCTTGCCCGCATAGAGATAAGCCACGATGGTTCTTCGGACGATGAAAAGGGACAGATCGTGTTCAGTGTCAATACAGGTGCATTAGGTAATTCGCCTGTTACGGCTATGACGCTTGATTCTAACCTAAATGCTATAATGGCTGCTGATATACAGTTAAGCAATGGTGCCAAGATTGGCGCTGGCGGTACTAACCTTATATTTGATAGCAGTACCGGTTTTGCTTCATTTTCGGGTGCCGTTCTTGGCATTGGCGAACTCCAACCCGAAGCGGCTTTGGAGATAACAACAGCATTTCCGTATATAACGTTACACAACAGCACAGAAGAAGATAACGACGGCGGTAGAGAGTCCCGTATTAACTTCAAAGGCGAACAGTCAGGTGCGGAGGAAACCACCCTTGCCCGCATAGAGGTATCCCATGACGGGGCTGCGGATGATGAAAAGGGCCAAATGGTATTCGGTATCAATGCAGGCAGCGACACTGACACGCCAACGGTAGTTATGACGATTGATTCTGATGGCACCCAAACCATGCACGGAAACACTATTACCGACTTGGGCAGCTTGCAATATAATAGTGCTACCGAATTAACGATTTCCAGCGGTGCAGTGACAACTACCCAGGCGCATCACAGTATTGACACTGAAGGTAATGCTGCTAACGATGACTTGGACACAATTAACGGGGGCAGCAGCGGCGAGATTCTTCTTATTCTGCCTAACAACGATAACCGCACAGTTCGGATTCGTCATGGCATAGGAAATATATTCCTCAAGCATCAGGTAGAATCAAAATCGTATAGCTTTTCTTCTCCTTCCGGTTCTTTCGGGGTATTTTATTCAGGCGGTTATTATAACTGGGCAACGACCAATGCGGACCTGGACCAAATTTCACCCTCAGTCACGCATAGCGCGGCAGATTCAGCTTCTGCTTGCCATATCGGAATAGTAGCCGGAGGTGTGGGGTCAGTAAATACAGGGGTTATAAAACTAACGGTCGCAGGTACGACCATAGACGATGATGGTAACAGAGCGGCTTCTCAAACTGTTACCCTTGTAGCCGACATCACAACACTATCTGCT